ATGGCTCGCATCACCAATCCGCTGACCAATACCGAGGTCGCCAAAGCCAAACCTAAAGATAAGCCATATCGATTATATGATGGTAACGGTCTTGTGCTGAATATTGCGAAGTCTGGTACCAAGACTTGGTATTATCAATACAGCCGCCCCTATACTGGCATTGCCGATATGTTCAAACTTGGTCGGTACCCTGCTTTATCGTTAGCTGATGCTCGCAAAAAACGGGCTGATTGTGATGTGCTGATAGAAAATAACATTGATCCAAAGACTGACAATCAAAATCAGATAGCAACCGAGCGCAACAAAATAGCGAATGACTTTAAATCGGTATTTGACGAATGGCTGAAAACTAAAAACTATTCAGAAACGACGCTGAGTAAAACAAAAACGGCAGTAAATGAGATAATCGCAATCATTGGCAATAAGCCAGTAAGTGAGATCACAACCGTTGATTGTATGGCGGTGCTAAAACCAATTGAAGCAGCTGGACATTTTACCAAGCTGCAAAAGACACGTACTAAGATTAGCCAAGTCATGACTCATGCTATCGCTACTGGTCGTGCCACACAAAATCCAGCTTTGCACTTGCGCGGTGTTTTTGGCACTGGTGAAGTAAAACATGCGCCTGCGATATTAGATGAACGTCGACTAGGTGAGCTTGTGACCGCAATAGACAGCTATCACGGCAATTTTTCTACACGTAGAGCCTTACGCTTTGCAATCCTGACCTTTGCGCGTGTCGGTGAAGTACGTCACCTTAAATGGTCTGATTTAGACTTGGATAAAGGCGTTTGGATTTACACACCCCCAAAGACTAAGAAAAGTACTGGTGTTGATATGGTGTCCCCACTATCGACGCAGACACTACAAGTCATCGATGAAATGCGTGAGTATGCGACTGGCGAATATGTTTTCCCGTCATCAATGTCAAAAAGCAGAGTCTTATCCGAGAATACACTTAATCAGGCTTTAAAGCGCATGGGTTTTGATGGTAGCGAGCAAACAAGCCAAGGCTTTAGAGCTGTTGCTAGAACACTACTCGAAGAACGTCTTGAGTTTGATTATGCGCTGATTGATATGCAACTGGCGCACAAGGTCGTTGATGGAAATGGTCGGGCGTATAACCGTTTGACTTGGCTAGAAAAAAGACGGGACATGATGCAAAAGTGGGCTGATTATTTGGATGGTTTGAAATCTGATTAGTGGTACCACCATCAATGTCGGTACCAAAACCTAGACACAAAAAATCTTTCTCTCAAAAATCTCTCACTTCTCTCAAATTTTGGGCAAATAAAAAAGCCCACCAAATTAATGACGGGCTTATCGGTTATGGCAGGACTCGAACCTGCGACACAAGTATCTACCAACTGATATACATAACCTAATAGCTATTATAGCAGCTAAACGTGGCTAGATGCGGCTAAGCACCGAACAATTCACGCTCAGCAGCCCTACGCCTGATTAGTCCATTCAGTTTTACACCATTATCATAAACCCATCGACCAAACTGCGCTGATGCACCGTCGTAGTCCTTGGCGTTTAGTAGTCGCAGCAATGTCGATTTACTCACTTGACCTTCGCCAAGATTGTAAATAAACGAGCATAGCGCATCAAACTGGCCTTGCGTCAGATCCACTTTGACCAAACGCTTGATAACAGGGTAAGTCATACGCGCCAAATCATCTTTAAGTAGTTGCTCGGCTTGTGCATGAGTAATGGTTAGCCCAGCATAGACTTTCATGCCACCAGCAGCTGACGTGTGACCATAGCCAATCGTCCATACCTTGCCAGTGTCTTGATATGCTTTTAATCGCAAGCCTTCGCTTAGCTTTAGATGCTCAATGCCTTTTTGTGACATAGCGCGATCTAGTGTATCTGCCTTGTCATCGATATAATGGCCATTAATCGACCAACCTGTTAATGCTGCTACAAAAGATTGCAGCTCGTCAGCCTTAGCCACGCTCAAAACTTTCTTGGCACCATCAACTTGCATTTGTGATAATTGCTTGGGTTCTTGATTCTCTCGCACCCAATCGAAAAATTTACTGTCTTTCATTTATTTAGCTCCAAAAAAAGCCCCAATTAAGGGGCGTGTTGTTTATTGCGCTTGTATCGATAAAGCATCGACTCTGCTATGTATAGGCAGTTTATTACCAGTAGCAGCACCCTAGCTATCGTATCGGACGTTGCTTTTGCTGCATCATATGGATAGTCGTAGTATGCAACTAGCGTCCAAACAACCAGCCATAAGCACATTTTGGTGACTCTGATAGGGCATTTAGTGTCTATCTTACGAGTAGACATGACAATAAAACATACAATCAGGCCAAGAAACGGCATGAGGTAACTAATAACATTAATCATTTTCCACCTCCGCTACTTGTGCTGGCGGCTCTGAGTTTGCATCAATTTTATTATTGATACTTGGTACGACTATAAAAGACGCAATTATCGTTGTGATAAGTGCTGTCACGACTTTTGATGTGTGTTTTGCCAGTATGTCAGCTGCAACCTGAGCAGCCTTGATTGCATTGTTGACAATAAGATCGGTAATGGCTTGTTGCAAATCTTGGCGGTTAAGTATATTGATGATTACCCGCAATAAGATCGTTCCGCATAGCCCTGATATAAAAGATGCTATCTGCATTAGCCCAACGCCTGCTGATGGGCTGATTGTCGGTATAACAACAAACGATAGAATCAATCCAACCAAGACAGCGGTAAAAAAATTGCCTATCTTGCTGCCGCTGTCCTGCATATAGTCAATTCTGAGGGCAAAAAATGCGCCACAAAAATTGAGCACAACCATTGATACCAGAAAAACCCAGTACGGCAAGTGTAGGCTTAAATATACGTGAGGCGTGTTTAGCTGCGCTCCTAGACTTGCTGCTGCCGCCAGCGTTCCTGAGCTTGATATAGCAAAGTATTTTAATGTGGCAATCGCCATATCTTGCTGCATACGCCCTCCTCGATGCTTATTTGCATCCGTCACTCCTCAAATTTTTGATATAAAAAAACCACTCGAGTGAGTGGCTAGTAACCTGCGATTGCTTTACTGTCTTGTAACTGTTGTAGCAGCGCCATTAATGCGTTTTCTTGATTCTCTGGCATAGTCATCGTTGCCGAAGCACCGCCGAGTTTAAAATTAACATCAATGGTCTTTGTTGCGCCGCCTTTGCTTGTATCAAAGTTTGGTGTCTTACTAAGATTGGCGATAGCATCAAGCGCGGATTGCGGTAACACGGTCTGTTGTTGAGCGGCTAGCATTTTTTTTACTTGGTCTGGCGTACCGAGGTAGTCAAATAAATAACCTCCTTTTTTATCCAGCATAGTATCTTGCATTGCTTTGCCAATCTTAGCGCCATTATTATCCATTTCATTGCTAAGTCTATTCAAAGCGTCATACATGGATTGCATACTACGAGGTATTTCATCTCTATCGAGCATACCTTTGTCTGCCGCAGACAAGTCCTTGCTAGCCTCTTTTATAGACTCCCATTGCTTTTGATAAGCTTTTACCGACATCTCGTATAGATGCTCATTATATTCGGCCATCTTTTTCTGACGCTCGTAGTCGCTAGTTTCCACTCCTCCTCTTTCGGATTTTTCACGGCTTGAGCTGTCATCGCTTTTATTCAGCTTGCTTTCGTACTTACTACGCCTTGCCTCGTCGGCTCTCGCTTTCTCTGCAATTTCAAGTAAATAAACAGAAGCTGTCTTAAATTTAGCTAAGTCAGCCGTAGTCATAACCTGACCCGCTTTAAAACCTTGCAAGTCGCCAAAGTCCAAAGCGCCGCTATCCTTACCGGCTTTCGCGTATAACTTACGCGCTTCCTCGGCTGCTCGCTCTGCACTCAGTCCCGCCGATTTTAAAAAGTTTTCAACGCCTGTTTTTGATCCAAACTGATTGCCCTCTGCTGGCGCTTTCTCGGTGCCGTAAATCCGTAAGTTTTTAAGCGCCTCATCACCACCAGCTACCGCTTGCGCTTCTTTGACTGCTTTAATCTTGGCTTGCAACTTATCGTAAGCGGATGATGCCTCGTTTGCAGCGCGTACCATGGCATTACCAGCACTGCCTGAGCTGCTAGATATACCATCGTAAGCTGTGCGGATTTTGTTGACTGACGTTGTTACTTTGTCGTTTGCCGCCTTAGTCTGACCCATTTTTTCAAATGTGACACGACCCTGTTCATCGACGGCAATCGTTACACCGCGCTCAGCTGCCATACGCTTACTGACAGCATCAATGACGCCACCATTGGCTGCAATGTTAGCCTTCGCTGTCTTTTCAAATGACTCTTCTAGCTGCTGAGCTGTAGCCTGACCATCTTTCTTAACGATGTTATAAGCATCGGTGTAAGCACCTGCATCTTTAGCCAACTCCTCACGAGTCTTTAAACCAAGAAGCCCATAAGCCTCAGTTACGCCATTGATACCATCTTTAAGTATGTCTGCCCGATTTTTAACACCATCAAGACCATCAGCAAGCTCTTTACCAGTGATCTTGCCTTCCTTGTAAAGCTCGTTCCACTTAACAATCAGGGCTTCAATTTCAACCGTATTACTGGCCTTATCGGACATTGCTGTCAATGAGTCGACGAGTGCACCACCTGCGTCATAACCTGCATTAGTTAAGTCGTCAAAGCCATCAATCAGCTCATCAAGACTAGCGCTTGATTTTAGAAACTCTTTAGATAAGCCGATACCAACTGCACCTGCCAATTCGTCAATCTGTTCTTTGCTGCGCGTACTTGCAACAGTAGATTTATCGAGCTGCGTGACTAATATACCGCCTGTTTCGGTTGCTTGTACTGCCAAACCTTCAAGAGAGGCTGTTCGTTGTAGTTCGGCAGTAACAATGCCATTAGTTTTCTTTATCTCCTCGGCTGCGTATTTAGCAAAAATTTCGATGTTTTGCTGTAGTTGCTTGTCAATATTTTCATACTGAGTTTTTGCGATATTGGCACCAAACTCTAACTGCCTGCCTGTCGCTAAACCCTGATTTCCCATTGCTTGAAGTGACAGCAAAATATCGTCAACAGCGCCTTTAGTATTAGCCTTATGTATGGCTTCTGATAATGACAGCTCAATACTTTTACCACTTTCTTTAGCCTTTAAGGCAACCTCTGCAAAGCTCTCACCAACACCTAGATAGCCCTCCTGTATTTTCTTTGCAGAAACAATGGCAACTTCGCCCTCTTTATTAATCTCCGCTTGCAACCCTTTGCTAGCTAAAAGCAATCGGTCGCTATCGCTAAGGATCATGTCGTTAGCTTTGATTCTATCGCTAACCATTTTGACAAGCTGACCTTCAATTTGCTCGGCTGTGGCGTTGCCGTCCGAAATCATCTTGTCATAGGTTTTTTCTGATTCAACCGCTATTTCAGCAAAGCGTTCTTTTGCTGTTTTGGCAGCATTGGTAATGGCTTGCGCCCCCGATGACTCCCAATTTAAAACATCCTGCTCAGCACTATTCCACGTCTCCTTTGACTTTGTTTGTAGCTCATTAGCCGTCTCTTTAAAACTGTCAGAGATACCGCCAAAAGTTAGGCTTGCGGCAATGTTTGCCAAGTCCGACATAGCGCCATACAGGCTAGCAACGACAAATCCAGCTGCAACTCCGATTGCGCTAAAACCATCCTTAATAAAGCCTATAAAAATATTCAAACCATGAAGTGCTGCAGTTATTAGTCCGACTTGCTCAGCCGCATCAGCAGAACCGCCAGCTATCGTGCTCACTAGGTTACCAAAAGTGTCGTAAACACCCTTAATGCCCTTGGCGAGCTCAACAACCACTCCGACGGTATTCTGGAAAGCGCCTGTTAATGCAGCGATAAAACTAGGGTCTAAATCTTCAAGGTTATCGCCAATATAGCTGATCGCCTCCGCAAGCTTGGATGTTTGATTGAGAGAACCGTCAATCTCACCAACGAAGTTAAATATTTGATTTTTAACCACCTGCAAAGAGTTGCCAACCGTGGTTGGTAACGTGCCAAACTCATCGCTAATAGCCTGTCCTTGATCTCGAACCGCACCAATGACGACTTCAGATGTTAGTTTTCCATCACCAGCCATCGCTCGCAATTCGCCACGAGTCACACCAAGACCGTCAGCCATAGCTTTAGCTAATCGTGGTGCTTGCTCCATGATTGAGTTAAATTCTTCACCGCGTACGACGCCTGATTGGAGTCCCTGAATCAATTGAATAATTGCGGCATCAGCACTGGCAGCGCTTCCGCCTGACAGCTTAATGGCCTCGTTGATGGTCTGTGTGACGCTCAGTACCTGCTTTTGCGACAGATTCATTGATTCGGCTGAAGCTGATATTTTGGCAAACAACTCACCTGTTGACTCAACGCTACTAAACGTCTCGTTAGCAAGCTCTTTAACGCCATCAAAACCAGTAACGAACGCTGCACCAGCACCAGTCGCTAACTTGATACGTGCCTCAAGGGTTTTAAAAGCATCCGCCGTTTCGATAATCTCAGAAACGCCGATACCTAGCCCAGCCGCCGCAAGTAACCCTTGTAGACCACCAAAAGCACCTCTTAATCTATTAACGTTGTTGCCTAGACCACCAGCACCTTGGCTAACCCTTTCTTGCGTGTCATCAAGTCCGTTTAGTTCGCGCTCAAGCCGTCTGATTTGCTCCTCTGCTTGACGGGTCACACGGTCAATCTCAGCAGCAGGGCGACCACTGTTGTTTTGAAAATCCACCAATGATCGACTGATCTGATCAATCTCACCGCGTATGGTTTCAGGTACTCTAATGTTTGTCATGCGATAGATAGCATTACGTGCATTATCAGCAGTACTAGACGCTCTGTTCATAGCGCCTGATAATTCATTCGCAAGGCTTACACTGGCGCTGCGTGCATCATTCAGCTCTTGTTCTAGACGATTGATGCTAGCTGCTGCCTCGGCAATTTCTTGAGGACTGGCACCAGTGTTATTTAAGCGCTCAGCCGCCAACCTTGCCTCGTCAAGATCACCGCCTAATCGCTGCGCCTCTGCTTGAGCTTGTGCTATATCAGCAGGTGACGCGCTTGTTTGACCTAGGGTTCTTGCCTCTGTTCGAGCCTCGCCTAACTCGTTTTTAAGTGCTGCGACTTTAGCCTTAGCTTCTGCAATTTCAGCAGGACTGGCATTAGTTTCTGATAATCGCTTAACCTCATCGCGTGCAGCAGACAACCCACCTTTAAGCTCATTAACTTTAGCTTTTGCCTCAATCAATTCAGCGGGTGAGCCGCTAGTCTGGTTAAGCTGTCTTGCCTCTGTTCGAGCACCTGATAAGTCTTGACTGAGTGCTGCAACTTTAGCGCGTGCTTCAGCAATCTCAGCTGGTGACGCACTTGTCTGGCTTAGCTGTCGCACTTCGTCACGAGTAGCGCCTAATGTAGCTTTAAGTGCCTCAACCTTGGCTTTTGCCTCAGCAATATCCTCTGGACTGGCATTTGATTGACTGAGTAGCTTAACCTCGTTTTTAGCATTTACTAAGCTATCGCCAAGCTCATTTACCTTAGCTTTAGCGGAAGCTATATCTTCTGGCGTACCGCGTGTTTGTGATAGTAGCTTGACCTGCTCCTTTGCCTCTGTGATGCTAGATTTTAGGTTGTTGAAATCAGTCTTAGCTTGCGCTATGTCTTCAGGCGTACCTTTGGTTTCGCGCAGACGTTTAACTTCGTCTTGTGTACCTGAGATATAAGCTGTTAGCGCCTTGACTTTATTTTGTGCCTCTTCTATATCTTCGGGGCTTGCTTTGCTATCGCGTAGCAGCTTAACGCTATCCTTAGCCAAGCCAAGCTCGTCTTTTAGGCTTGTAATCTTAATCTTAGCGTTCTCGATATCTTCAGGTGTGCCCTTGGTTTGAGACAGCTCTTTTACTTTTTGCTTGGCAGCGTCAACACTTAAACCTAAATCATTGACACGGTTTTTCGCCTCGGCGATATCCGCAGGTGTGCCAACAGTACGTGATAACTCGGTTACTTTTAGCTTAGCGTCATCAATGCTTGAGCCCAGTAGATCGACTTTCGCTTTGGCTTGTGCGATATCGCTGGGCGTGCCATTGGTACCGCTTAACTGCTCAACATTTAGTCGTGCTGCATCCAGACTGCTACTGACACTATCAATACGCCCCTTAGCCTCGATGATATCAGCAGGAGTACCGTTAGTCCGTGATAGACGCTCAACATTTAATCGAGCCTCGTCAACCGCGCTCGATAAGCTATCGATCTTAACTTTAGCTTGTTCGATTTGCTCAGGTGTACCATTGGTTTGCGATAGAGCAAGCACCTTAGCGCGAGCTTCTGCTAGGCTGCTACCTAGATTGTCAACCTTGCCTTTAGCGCTGTCTATATCTTCAGGCGTGCCTCTGGTCTGTGATATCTGTGTCACTTTTTGTCTAGCTTCATCAAGACTGGAGCTTAATGTATCAACTTTGGCTTTCGCTGCTTCAATCTGTGCCGGTGTACCATTAGTTTGCGATAACTGCTCAACCTTTAATCTTGCTGCTGCAACACTATCGCCAAGCGTATTTACCTTAGCTGCCGCTTCTGCCAATTGCGCTGGAGTAGCAGGTGTATTACCAAGTCTTTGCGCTTCTGACCGTGCAACCTCAAGCTGTCGAGCCAAGCGAGTAACTTGCAATGCTGACGCTTGCATTGCTGCCTCAACTTGCTCACCTGATAGATTTGCGCCTGCACCCATCTGGCGTAGTTGGTCTGCTGTGCCGCGTATCTCGGCTGTCAGTCTGTCCGCACTAACATTATTAAGCCCTGATAGCATGGTTGATGCTCTCTGAGTATCAGTATTCATCTGATCAACATTGCGCTTTACCGACTGAGCGTAATCAGTAAACTTGTCGCGCGCTTGATTGACACCTTGATTAAACTTCTCGTTTAATAGTCTAAGCTGTACGCTAAAATCCAAATCACCAGCCATAGTCTTACCTCAAATTTTAGGCATAAAAAAGCCCACTAATTAAAGTGAGCTTGTTGATTTATTCGTTGTTCATTTAAAGGCACTTGCCCTATCTGGTTTTGGTAGCTTACTGTTTTTAATATGCCGCTCATCAATGTGGTAGCGATTCAGGCTATCACAATCAATAAAGACGACTGGCTTTTCACCTGCTTCGCTTTTATTATCCGATAGCCCAGCATAGATCATAACTTCGTTTGACGCCTTTCTGCCAACCAAGTGCACAGCTTTATCTAATAATTGGTTAATGCGCTCAAAGCCGTCACCACCCCAAACTTCATGAGCTTTTGGCCATTGTTCGGGCGTCATGTAATTTATATCAATCATTACATCAATTCCTTTATATTAAGCTCTGCATAAAGCCATGTATTTAGTATTAAGCCGCCACTCTTACTAAAGTCATGGTCGTTAAATTCTGCCAAACATTCTTGTTTGATGCTATCTACATACTTACTAAGATACGAGATTAGAAAAGCACGCACTCTGCCGTTTAGATCATCACCTAATGCAAAACACTCTATAACATCCATAACTGGCGAGTATTCGTCTCTCGTATCTTCCACTGTTAATACAGCAACTTTCATCACTCACCCTTTCTTTTAATTTAAAACCAATTTCCAGCCTTTTTATCTTCTATCATTTCTTTTCCGCACTGGCTGCAAATCCATGAGCCGCTACCGCTAGACTTCATAAATAGCATGGCAAGCAACCATAAGCCGCCTGTAAATAACACCAAAACAAGGTGCATTATCCAGTTTCGACTTTTAGCGTTACGATAAAACAAGGTTGTCTTTTGCTCTCTCGGGCAAAATATTAGTTGTTGCTCTACTTTGTTAGCCATATCACCCACCAAAATTATATTTACTCAATTTTAGTTGATTAAGCATTGTTACGCTAGTCTTTCATAAACTCTTTCCAGCCTTTTACATCAGCTTGCGATACTCGCATAGCGACTGCCATATCTTTGATTTTCTGCTGATGATCTTTAGCAAATGCCTTGGACAAGCCCCACCATTCACCGAACGCCATATCTAGGACGTCGGCTTCTCTAAATCCGATTTTGTAGAATGGTAGTAAGCTGTCGAACCAAGTAGCGCCAGTTGTGCTCCCAACTGTTTTAGGGGCATGAAAATCTGACGCATAAAAAAATCGCCACTATGGGCGACGACCTCCTGCATCACTGTGAGCATTTCAAGCGGCTCAAGCTCTCGGTAAAACGCTGGTGTCTGGTCGGTCAGTATCGATGCTAGTACGACCGTCTCGTCGGCATAGCTACCAATGAGTGCTAATAACTCACTTTCGGGCATGCCTTTTTTTGCTTTTACAATGCGCTCAAACTCAGCGACAAAGGGTGTAAAGGCTCGTGTCACTTCGTTTAAGTTTTTAACTTTGACGCGCTTGATTGTAATCTCTTGTCCTGCAACTTTGATAGTTTTGACACTATCATCTTTTTTAATGTCTGTCATACGTCAATCTCTGTATAAGGTAAATCGGGTGCTTGCGCTACAATCTGCCCATTTTGAATAAAAACCTTGGATTGCAGGTCATAAGCAGCGGAGCCTGTTACGATAGCAGTACCGCCGCCTTGCATGGTGACGGTATAGTTTGAGCCAGTACGAGCAGTGACAGTTGCTAATTGCTTAGCGCCCTGCTCTGTCACGCCTTTAAATAGCGCCCATAAGTTGCCACTAGCCATAATCTACTCCTCTTTATTTAAACCAAAGGACATCCAGTCCTTTGCAAACAGGTCGTCTTGCAAGTCCAGCACTTGCGCGTCTGTGTTTCGTGATAAATAAAGGTAATCAACACCAGCCACACGACAAGTCAGCGCCTTTATCCATATTGGGCTGGTGTTAAACCCACCATCATCATTACCCATAAATAAATAACGCCCTTTCCCCCACGCTTGACGACCTACCCACTCACCTTTCTCAACCAAACTTAATGCTTCTGTAAAATCCATAATCTACCCCTTATCAAAATGACGTTCAACATCAATAGACTGGTCAATCTCTAACGCTCGATTGCTAGATAGACGACCTGTGATAGTCGTACCTCTGACCATGCCAACCCATTGCTCACCATCGTTAACTTCAATCAAGGTTGATGGTTTTAGCACACCGATATCTTGATGCAATGGCATTGATATTCCGATGTTACCAATATCGCCGGTGTCACTCAATATCGATATACCTCGGCTAATCGCGGCTGCTTGCTCGGTTATTAGGTCGCTAGTGACCATTGGCGGCTGATAACCTCCGCTAGTACCTGTGCGCTTAATCAACGCGCCTATGCTGCCCTCACGCTCACCATATACCGTTACACCGTTGTAGCTAGGCTTATTGACACGACCACGGCTGCGACTGGTGATAAGCGATATTGGCAAGCTAATGCTAGGCTTTTGCGCTGCCCATTCCCATGATGGTATCGGATAATTAGCCAGCACATGAATAATATCTTCGCTCATGTGAGCATTGATAAACCCACCTGCTGCCTCTGCTATCCATTGTAGTGAATTGATCGGCGTTCGACCTGTATAGCTGTAAGTGTTGGCTGGCACATCCCAACCATTTACACCTGCTAACTGCCAGTCAAGTGTAAAGCCTGACGGCACACCAAATCGGTTGAGCTCGTCATCTGCAATCTGCCTAGCGGTCATGGGCGTGTCGTACTTAAAGCCACGATGGGTAGCGTATGGGTGCGCCAATAGCATTGCGCGTGACTTACCTTTAATTGTTAACGAGCTTTCACCGAATGAGGCACTATCGTCGCAACCATCTAAGATGAATCGCCACAGATTGCCGTTACAAGTAAAGTCCACGCCTATCTGTTGCTCATGTGCCGTATCGACTTTAGATAGCTCTGACAGCGGTACGGTGGCACTAAATGACCATGTATAACTATTGCTATCGATGCCTACGCTAAAGCCTAGCAGCTTAATCTCACGCCCATTGTCGGAGCGCGTTAATGACACACTGTTTGTCACAAATATAACTCCCTTGTTATATGCCTCGCCTTTTTCGCCAATCAATAGCTCAAGCCATGCGATTGCGTCAAACGTAGTATTTGCGTTTACCGCCATGCCTGATGATTGACCAAAAACTTTAGGCTTGCACATCACAACATCAAGCGTAGGATTAACCGCTAATGTTTTGCGCTTGCATAGATATGTGTCCATGGCATCAGCATCAGTAGCTGATAAGACCAACGTGCCACGTGGCATCGATAGTGGCATGGCTAAGCTGCTAGATGCGCCCCTATCAGCAATACGTCTTGTCATTGGTAATGCTAATTCGTCATTGTAAACATAGTGACGTAATGCACCTGATCCACACTCCCAACCCTCAATAATTTGCTCTTTGAGTATGACGGTCTGCGATAAATTAGGCGGTACGTAGCGCAGCTTACTAAATGGCAGACGCGCAAACTCGGTTAGCACTTCTTTTTGCAGGCTTAAGATTGCGCTACTTTCAAAGCCAATCCTATTGCTATCTACTATTAGCTTTGCGGTCTCTGTACGTATCGCTCTGGCAATTTGCCGCCTAGCCATGGACTCAAAACTATACCACTTGCTTTGACCAACTAGCGCAGCTTGCTCGGTATCAATAGCCTTGCTTTTACCTATGAGTTTTTGAGACTCAAAACCCTGCGCTTGGCCTAGCCCAATTAATTTTGACTGCTCAGTCTTTGATTTAAGATTGATATGCAGCTGATCGTTATTATCAAAACTTGATTGTACTGTGTCGCCCACAAGCTTTGATTGCTCGGCCTTACTTGTTAAGCTATCACTAATCCTTGCGGTGCTATCAAAGCCTGACTGCTTACTAATACCAGTTGTTTTTGACTGCTCAAACTTGACGCTTATCTCAAAAAAAGATGATCTCTCTACGTTTGAGTCATAACTAATACCGGCGCTTGCTGTCGGGTTTAAATCAGCGTAAGCGATAATACTGATGTTTACGCTGTTTTCGGATTCATCAACTGTCAATGTAGCTGACGCTGTGGGCGTTATATTAGCTATCGCTGCGACTGATATATATACATCATTATTATCAGTTGGTGGTAATTCGCCGCGTGGACGAGCAAGCGGCAATGCAAGCTCGCTTGATTTGGCGCGCCCACTGATTTGACGGTCAAGTATTAGCGGTAGATTACTTGCGGTTATACTTGCATCGTTTGCCATAATGTCTGCTGCTCCGCTATTGTTAAGTCATCAGCAGGTGGCACATCATCCCACGCAAACGGCTCAAACTCTTTTTTATAGTCTCGTGCTACGACCAAATATCTGCTAGCAGGATTAAGCCCTAAAAACATGTAATGACCATTTTTAAGCGAAGTAATGACTCGCTCAACTGCCATTGTTTGTGCATTTAGCAGCCATATTTTACGTGAAGCGGGAGCGCCCTGTAACGTCACGATTCCATCACCACTGCCGGCGATATATCCGTTGTGAGTGAGTGATAATGATGTGTATGTTCTGGCAAGTGCCTGCATATTAATACTCCCAATAATCAGTGCGGATTAAAAAAGTTCGGCTTCGATCTAAAGCTAGCGCCCCAGTGCTAGAAAAGCCAGCGCACACACTCAGTACATTGCGACCATCTAACTCAAACTCACTAACGCCATATAAATCGGCTGTAGCATTAACGATTTTAGATAGCATTAGCGGCAGTTCTCCAACCAAGAGAGAGTTGCTGTTGTTTGCTAAATAAATCGGGCTAATTAAATCAACACTTGACACATCAAGAACTTGGTTAGCGGCAGATAATGCGCTTGATGTTGCTGTACTTACGATTGTTGCGACCTCAGACTCCAGCTGTAAAGAGATAGCTAAGCTTGAGCTATACATAAGATATGGAGATACTAGCTGCGAATTATGACCGACATTAAAAAAGCAAATATTTTTACCATTTACGCTTGGAAGTCCTGACTTTACAGCGCCCCAATACGTGATACGTGCTGATAGTTTAGTTACCGCGCTATGCTGTATCAGTTCTATGAAGATAACGCCGCGCTCAGATACCAGCATTTGCCAACCATTAGCGGCGTTAACTTTATCAGCATTGCTGAAAGATTTCACTGGCGCGTTATGGTTTGGATTTGTACGAGCATCTTGATACTGGTAATACCAGTCTGTTTTAGCGGCACTGGTATCATCAATGCCTAGTCGATAATCACTCATCGCAGCGCTAGGGCTAACAAACTCAATAACGTTTGCAACCTCGTTCGCAGCCGTCCATCCTGCACTTGCTTTTGCACCATACCCCGTGACTAAGCACGATTTTAATATCGCCTTAACATCGCCTGGCACACGCGAGTTATAGTTAATCTGTGGCGCACCCGCGTCAGTGCTTTTAAAGCGCAATACTGGCTCGCTAACTGGATTTAAAAAACTCATAATCTACCCTTACTTATTTAGTACAAACTCATACGGTCCGTGTGTAATTGGCTCGCATCCATCAGCAACGTAGGTAATCCCAACTATCATATTTTTGTCGTAGTCGAACGACCAATTGCCAGCACCATCGGGCGCTATCTGAGCAATACATTTTCCTGTTTTCCAGTAAAATATAGACACGTAATCAATCGCCGTGCCGTCAAATCTCTTTACTTTGCCGTTTATCGTTGCCATATCACACGCCCATTGTTAGCGCCGTTAATGTTACATAGCCACCTTGATATACTTGCGGCTTATCAAGTGATAGCTCGGTTGCCACGTCAAGCGTAGCTATGAGCGTACCGTCAGCTGCAAATATTTTAGCTGCCGTGGGTACGCCTGATGTGACGGCTAAGACCTTTGGCGGTATTTTAAACGTCATGATTGTATTAGTAATTGACTCTTGCACTGGATTGAGTAGCGCAAACTCGGCTGCTAGTGTTGCCCCTACATAGAGCGACAACACCGAATTAGTACCGACATTTAAGCGGTCTGCAATACCCTTTAGTGCTGCATTTTTAGCATCAACACTTAATATCATGCTGCACCTCGCACACGGTCAATGTTGGCGTGATAACCAATAGTGAAATCGTAAGTATTTAAGCTGTCGATTTGATGCTGCTGGATAGCACTGCCAAACCACACGGGGTTCTTTGCTGCCTCGGTATTGAGTCGAACCACGTTAGCTGCCGACCAACCCGTGCTCCACGCTGCTATTGGTATCGTAAAATACGGATAGCCGGTCATCGGGTTAATAGGTGCTGTCAGTGTTGTTGTTGAGCCAGTGCCAATCTCACCCACTGTTTCACCAACGATGCGAAATGCAGTGGCACTTGTAAACACTAGCGCCCATCGTTCTTCAATCGCATCACGATTGGTCACGACAATAGGATTGTTTGCTGTCTGTAATTGAGCCTCAGCTCTATCGCCAATCAACTGATCGCTAAATTCTTTTGTCCACGACTTTTGGCTAAACACATTAAACGTTCGTGCTTGCATATCGCCCATAACGAGCATTGAGCTAAATACTGCTGCATCTGTATAGTTATGAGTAATGGGGTTTAGTAGATTGACTGTTTGGCCGCTAATGGACGCTACTTTAGCCAAGTCCATGATTCGATATTTAGCGGTTAATGGCGCTGTATAACCTGACATATCAAACATGCCGTTAAGCTGTAATGTACCTGCGTCTAAGTCAATATCAAGATAGTCAAAACTAACCCTTACATCATTAGCATCAACCAGGTTTACATCGGACAGTCGCTCAAAACCCAAATCAAACGTGTCGTTTGGCGCGTTGGTTGGTAGCTGCATCGATTTTAATTCAGTAATTGTTACTAAGTCGCCGACATCAACCAAATCAACTAAGCCGTCCGATGGCAATCTTGATAAATCAACACCAACTTTCTGACTATCTAGTGATAAACCTGATGGTGCGATACGCAGCTTACTAGATATCAATGTTACTTGTTCGGAGCCGATGATAGCTGGCGCACTTAGCTTAGTTGCACCATAAAACTTTAGACTTGCATTTTTTCTTGTGCTGAATATATCAAATGCCTGTCCTAACTCTGGAGTATCTAATTCGCCGCCAAAATCGTACTGTAACGGCTCTCTAATCGTCAGCGTAACAACCCTCATGGCATATTGCGGATCAGGAGTCTCAACCAGCACATCAGTAACTTTTAAAAATTGAAAGTAAACAACCTCGCCGATTGGCGTGGATTGCGGAATTTGCTTTTGCATCAACTGAGTAACTTTTACAACATCACCGATTACAGGTACAAACTCGCCTTGATTTGCAAATTTAAACGTATAGCTACCTTTGTAATTCTTGCCTTGATAGTAGGCGCGGTAACTCTCTTGCGGATAAGTGTAGCTGTTCATATATTCCGCAGCATCAGTACGTCTATCAGCAAAACTTGTAGCAGAGAACATAAATACCGAGGCGTTAGGGTTGCTAGGTATCTCCGTAATCAACACACGTGACGCTTGCAGTAGGTCAGTGCTAGGCGTTAAGACAGACGGGAATACTTTACGCAAGCGCACACGACCTTCTAGCGCGTCAATATCAGATACATCGGGGAATAGGTTGTTAGATACCCCGTCAATGACGGCGATACCCGTTGGCAATCCGCCGCCGTCTGGCGTGTCTGCCATGACCTCGCTTTTTAGCATTTCTAAATCGTTTTGAGTAATCGCCATTGTTGTCATCCATCAAATTTTGGGCATTAAAAAACCCACTTCGATGAGTGGGCTGTGGTTTTGCTAATTGGGTTTATTTTTTGATTTCAGCTATTAGTTTTGCGGCTCTATCGTTAATGCGCTTTTGACGCTCGATAGGCAATGATGCCATGTAGTCATCGAATGATACAGCTTTCATATTAAACGCCTTTTATAAATCGCCGCCACACTCACTACTAGGTATAAGCTTTACTTCACCTGCTACCCATTCACCATTCCAAGCATCATCGCGTATCTCAAAGTAAGGCTTGCTTGTATTGGGATTGGTTGGTGGTTTTGTGCTCATAGTAATCTTAACTTTCCCTGTTTCGCAATCGTATGAGCCGCATAATCCGCCACGCTCATTAACCATATCTCCATTACCGTTAGGTGCGTATACTCTGTCGGTTCTATCGCTAACAGATAGCTCTGTCTTTACCTTGTTATCACTCATACCAGCCACCTAGTCATCTTGTGTATTCGCTCATAAGGTATTAGTAGTGGTTTTGGTATATCGTCAGCAGTATAGATAACCCCTGGTCTTTGCTTCATCATTTCAGGACTGCACGACTTCTTCACTTCATCCATCGCCCTTTCCGCCAGCTTTTCAGGCGTATTATCTTCGGCTTTAGCAAGTTCAAAATCAGTCAACGTAACGCTTATTGTTTTATTGTTAATGTCTGATAATCGCATAGCTATAACTCCTTGTAAATTATAGCCAATTATACCACTTCACACGCTCGGTATCTCTAAAAACCTAAGCGTTACGTTATAGTAATCGCTCAACTGCGGGCTTGTGCTGCCTTTGATTGGCGTTGCATTAATAGCCTCTTGTGTTGTATCAAACATGACTTTAACGCGCTTTACCGCCCCATCTGCTAGGTAATCTAGCCAAAAAGTAGCGCCTAGCTTGTCACGCTCGGATTTGAGCGCATTAATCGTTGCTCTAGATAGTACGCCATGACCATCAGGTGCTTGCATGGTGTACGGTCTGCCAGCTTTGCGTTCTGATTGTTGGATTATTAACGTGCCATCTAACGCGTATTTATTGTTTGATACAATGGCCGACCAGTCGTGCTCACCTTCGGGATATAAGCTATCAGACAAGACAATAACCGCGCCTGTGGCTGTATTCGTCAGCTTGGTTTGTGCATTAGTACGCATGATTGATCCTTCTTTTATTTAAGTAAGCCATCGACACGCAATGACTTAATTAAATAAAAATAGGCCTATGCGAAATCACATAGACCTACAAATTATAACTTCACAATCTCATACGTTGCTTCTTCTGCTTCGTCATATAACAAGTCAGCTTCAAGCGTCATTTCGCTAAAGTCATCACTGATTAGATCAAGCGTATCAGCAGGTGATAGCTTGGCACGATAAGCTGTGACCACCTGCTTATCTTTTTGACCAACTTTGTTTAGACCATCAACACGGATTCGATAATAATCAACATCGTCAGTCATTGGCTTCATAACCGTTGCGGTGCCGTAACTATAAGTCACGATTAGCGGCGATGTGAGCGTCTGCTTTTCTAATAGCTCGATGGTGCCGTACTTTTTATCAATCGTGTAGTCAATGCCTTCGACCAAAGCAAGCGCGGTGACGGTAGTGCTGTCTGTAAACGATGTGATTTCAGTCACATTTTTATGCTTCAGGAAGATGATGTCACCCACTTCTGAAACAGCGTGTTCTTCGCCCGTTGCAGTACCAGTAGCAACTTCTGTGACCGTTGCTTGTAATGCTGCTTGCATTGCTTCTGGACGACGCTCATTAAGCGTTAAGCTAAATGTAGTAGCTTTTCTGCCATCATCTTTGTCCCATACTTGATTTTTACCTGAATGGTATTCAATTAGCTCTTTCTCATCCTCGACCGAATGCGAGAATGACGCGGCATTTGCTACACCAACCCAAAAGGGTTTGCCTTCTACGCCATTTTTAACAGCGGTCAAATATACTTTACCGTTACCGATAAATGCGTGAGATTGTTGTTTATCTGCCATGTTGCATATCTCCTATGGCTGGAATTTAGTTTGAAAAGTGAATGGTATTAGCGCAATAGTCGAAAAGTATTCAATACGTCCTGACGTACTGGTACGTTCCAATGGATCGTGATAGTCATCTAACTGATAACCTTGCACATAATTAATAACTTGACTGATAAGCTCGCCTGATGACTGCATAAGCGCTTTAAAGTCGGTTTGTGATGCTTGATTGCTGACAGCCACTACTACCGTCCATTGCTGTATGTCCTGACTGTCTATCGACCCATTAGCTACTGGACTGTTGGCAGTATTCACTACATACAAGGCAGGTGTCGTGTTCTTTTTGATTTGATTGATTGTTGCAGCTACACCAACATCTTTAACGCCCCACTCGTCAGCTTTCGCCTCCAGGTGTTCGATCAAGCCAAGACCCACTGCAAAATAATTACTCATAAGTCTACGTCCATAATTCGATTGATGATGTTAAGCACTGATGCGCGGTCGTTCTCGTTCATACCCATATAAGGTCTAGGCGTTACATTGCGATAAGGTAGTCCGTAATGCATCGCTTTTGCATACACCACGTTTGTGCCCCACTTGACGCCATCAGGTAGTGGTACATAGGTTAACGAACCCATTAAGCGACCAGTATCACGCAGCGTCTTACCTTTTTGCTCAATAGCCCTTAGGGAAGGCAGCCATGGTTGACGCTGTAGATCATGCTGATTATAAAAACGCTCCTCAGTTTGGTAGACCATCTCAGCGCCAGTCATGCGGCTAAACTTCTGCATTTTTTGACTGTCAAAATACAAACCACCTAACCGTCTGATTATTTCGTCACCACCCGATAGGTTGGCATCAAACATAACTCACCTTACTTAATGCTTGGCATCTTGTCAAACACGTCATCACCGAACACCTGACCGCGGTAACTGTCACCAATTGGTACGGCAGGTTTGATGTACGTGCTTTGCTGCTCAGCAGGTGATAGTGGCTCAGCAAACGTAACGTTGGCGCGACCTGCACTAACGTCCTTCAACCAAGTAATAGCTTCTTTGTAGCGGTCTTCTGGCTCGCCTGTAGCATCATTCATGTACAGCAGGTATCTTGCGATATTGCAGCACACCAGTTTCAAATGCTCAGTCTTATTCAGCGGCGTTTTATAGCGTATGGATAAGTAACTGTTCATCTTTTCGGTAGCATCAGACAGCGCATTGGTCGTAGCAAGCAGACCATCATCGTGCATCGACTCAAGCTGACCTACTGCCATATCGCCAAAGCGTCCGACTAAATCATCACGAGTCGCATACATAATCAGTCCTTCGGAAATAGAGCGATTAGCTCGGCTTTGGTGTCTGATTCGTTGTACTCGATACCTTCTTCATCAAGTAACGCTGTTAGCTCAGCCTTGGTAAGTTTGTCGAGCTTTACCACTTCACCGGTGTCATCTTCATCGGTGTTGCTGGCATCATCACTTTCGATTTCTTTAATAGCGCCTTTTTCAAGTAAGAATTTAGCGCGGTCTTCAGGTAAGCCTTCGATGGTTTTGCCATCTTTAATAGCTGCTTTTAGCTCATCATCAGTGATGGCTGGGATTTTATCGCCAGTGTTGAATTGGCCAATGGCTTGTAATGCGACATACATTTTTAATTTAGACATAATTTGCTCCAAAAAAAGCCCTACTGATTAGGCAGGGCAATTAGGTTAGGGTTTTGTTAAAGAGTGATAAAACCAGTACCACCACAGGCACCGTTTTTATTGATCGGCACAGGCAACGGGCTTGAATCAGCAATAAACTTATCGACCGATGGATCATCGCTAAACACATGGTAAGGCATCAACTCCATTGCCAACTTAGCGGGATTTTTACGATGCTTAATCATGCAGAAATAAAGCTTGTTAGCGCGCTCAGAGATTAACCAAAATCCATCTTCTGGCATCATAAGCTCGCTTGTACCATCTTCTTTTTCAAATTCAGCGTCATACGTCCAAAACTCGATACCATCCACAGTACCACGCAAGGTCGCCTTGACTTCACCGCCAAATGAACCGTCAAACACACGAGTTGCTGTACTGTCTTTTGATGCTGTGAATTTATCGTTAAACTCTTTGTCGTCAGTCATGACATCGAAAACACGGCTGGACATGAGTGCATCAACTGGGCGGCGCTTACCATGCTTAACTAAGTTTTTAACCATCTTTCGGACATCTTGGTAAAGTGTTGCGCCTACCTGATCCCATGCGATCAAGGGATCGAACATTAAATCTGTATGACGACCAAAATCAACCGTCACACCTGCGTTATCATCACCTTCAACAACAACCTTGCCGTACAGCAAAGCATCACGGCACATTAGAGCGATACGGTTAGATAGTGACTCACGGATGGTCCAGTAAGACACTGCTGCTGCCATTTCCCATTCATCTTGCATAGTTGGCGGCACACCAGCGGCATTGGTGTCAATAACGCGCATGGTTTGCAACAGCTTGAGCATTTTAGCTTTGATTTTGCTACTAGGCTCTACAATACAGGCGGGTTTAAAGTAGGGTGCTGGAATGTATTTGACATTCAGCTCAACCTTATCTTTAATCACACGACCTTGTGCGGTTGGTAATACAGCAGGCGCTAATGGAATATAGGTTTTGATATCACCTACTGGCACTTTGTCTTCGTTGTTTAAGTATTCTTCATCGCTAAAGTAGCGGTCACGAAAAAAAGTATCGACTGGTTTGCTATGATCATAAACCGCGCCAAGTTCTTCAAAAGATGCTGTTTCGATTTCAGCGCCTTCAATATTAAAAGTAGCCATAAATATTTGTCCTTATTTAACGACGCTAAGCGTGATTTTAGTTGAGCGGTTAGCGTATGCACGCGACGCTAGCTTTTGAGTTGGAGTGAGTGCCACACCGTTTAGTTTGACCTGTGCTACATCAAACTTACCTGCAACATAAACAGGCATTTCAACACCGGCGGCAATCTTGGCAGTTGCTTGCTCAGCGGTAACGTCAGCTAAACAGATAACATGCCAATCGGCTTGTGCGCCTGTACCAGTGTCGCTATGCGTCGCTACGTTGGTGCCAGCAGCAATCTTTAGCAAGTCGCCTTTATGATATGCGGTTGCTGTAGTTGGCACGACGCTATCAGTGATAGGTGCAATATCAACTGGTAACGGTTGCTCGGTTTTGTAAGTGAAATCAACCATTATTTAGCTCCTTGTGCTTTTGCGGCTGCTACTGCTGCCATGATTTGACTTTCGCCACTTTCGCGGCCATTGGTTGCTTGGGCTTTATCCAAACCTTCAGGTAATGGCGGCACCTTAGATTCGACCGGCTTTGCCATAAATTCAGCAACAGCAAACTGCGCATCATCCATCGCTTTAAACGTAGTCACCTGGTCTTCAGTAAACGTGCGACCAGTATCAGCAGCCAACTTATCGATAGCGGCTTGGCGTGTTGATGCTTGCGATTCTGCTAACTTATTTTGTGCAGCAAGTGCAGCAGCTTTAGCATCTACTGCTTCTTGCTTGGCTTGAGCTTCGGATTTCTCCAGCTCTGCGATTTTGGCTTGCGCCTTTTCTAACTCGTTCAAGTCGTACTCCTCGGGGTTATTGTTGCTCTGTGTGGCTTGGCTTGATGTTGATACGCTATCTGCTATCTCATCAATTAAACCTAATTCTTTTGCGCGTGTCGCATCGAAACATCGACCTTCAAGCGATGCAATCGTGTCAGCGTTCAAACTGCGATAGCTTGCTACGTGCTCAAAAAATTCTTGAGCATTGGCATCTACGCCAGACTGTATTTCTGCCAATTGCTCATCAGTCAATGGCTCATCATCACCAAATACAGCCTTCCACTTACCGCTACGGATATTAGTTACTGTGATACCTATTTGCTTTAGGCGGCTTACTTGCTCTGTGTGCTTGACTATCGTGCCGATACTGCCAATACCTGCGAACTGTGCCGCTACGATACGGTCAGTCATTACAGCTATGCGGTAGGCAGCTGAGTAGGCATTACCACTAACAAACGTCTGAATAGGCTTTGCATTGTCAGCTATTGCTGCATCCACTAAGTGCTGTCCTTTGACGTATCCACCTACGCTGTCAATGTCTAAGACAATGCTAGTCACTGTGTAATCGTCATTGGCTTGTTGTATGTAGTCCGCTAAGTTTGCATAGCCTGTCACACCCCATGAACGATAGTCGCTTGAGGTCTCAGGTACTAGCAAGCCACGTACATCGATAGTTGCTACGCCATTCTCAACCGTATAAGCTGCCTCGCTATCATCGTCGCTATGACGTGACAGCGCCTTGAAGTCGATAGATGCAAGCTCACCATTCAAATCGTGGCAAGCCATGAGCGCATGACTGTCAATATCGCGCTTAATCTTTGCTTGTAAGTTAATCATTTTTATTTGCCTTTATTCAGCGCCTGGTGGCGATGGTCGTTTTTGTGATAACTCCAAACACCTACAGCAACCTTTTGCAGCGCATTGTTGATAGCTGTACGCTCGTGCTCCATAGACATAACGAAAGCAAGGCGCATATTTATCGCATTTAGCTTTCGTGGCTTGATGGCTGTTGCAATCACCGCGCATCAACTTCTTCAATAGTCCAAACATAAATACCGCCCATTAAAAAAGCCCTTACATTTCTGTAAAGACTTGGTGTAATTCGTTTGTTTCTAATTGTGGCGAAATCGCCGTATTTAAAATATCTTGAGTGCAAACAAAGCACCGAAAGCGGCAAAGAACCCAAACACCATAGCAACCAATGCGGTAACAACAATGATGTTTACAGTCGTGTTGATAGCTTTCGACCAACTATCATCTTTATCCTTATCCTTGCTATCCATAACAAACCCTTATCGGCGGTCTTGTTTGTGTTTCTTACGTTTGGTGTAGAGAGTCAATGCTATATCAGCTATCAGCACAATAACTTTAAGTAGTCGTGATTTATTCATGGCGTCCAAGCTCCATTGACTTCTAAAAAATCGTTGTACACATCCTCATGGGGTCGTGATCCAATTTCACGAAGCTGCGACTCATAGACTGACAACTCGATAGCATCTTTAACTTCTTGCCAGTTATTGACAGTAATAGGTAGCTCTCTGCCGTCTCTACCACGCATGACCATGATCGAGAATTGCTCATTATCTAAAGTAATAGTCCTCATGCCTCTTGCCCCTCCTCTATCAACCTTTTAGCCTCGTCAATCATCGCAGCAAGCTCAGGTACTGGCTGTGCCAACATAACCGTGATAGCCGCTTCAATACGTTGCCTTGCTTCTAATATCGCACCTGACTGCTTGTAGTAAGTGATAGCAAGCTCGGCTATTTTATCGTTGACCAGTTTGTTCATGTTGCCCGTGTACTGTGCAGGTGTACCGCCTATCCAGCCTTTATCGTTTGGCACGTCTGGCAAATCATCATCGACAGTAATACCTTTAGCCTCAGCTTGTGATTTGGTGAGCGAGCGCATAATGCACCGGCAGCGATAGCCATCAGGTGCATAATGCTTTTGCCAAAATGGATCATCAATATGCCTAACGACTTGATCAAGTATCTTATGCGCTGGGCGTTGTCTAATATCATTGATACCGTCGCGCATCAGATAAGGTCGTTCATCTTTATTCTGTTGCTGCTGATACCATCGACCACGGCCATAAGCGCCTTGAATATTCGTTCTAAAGATATTGTCGAGCCGATGCCTTGGCAAATTAATATCAATATCACCTTTTTTTACAGCGTTCTGAAAGTCTGCAAACGTGCCGCCACTATCGAGCTGGTCATTAACGAGACCCATCACATGCTTAATCTGCTCAGTCTGTGCAAGCCCTGCGATAGATACCGCTTGCTGACGCTGAATAGGCGTCATTACGTTGTAGTAGTTATCTGGTAGCACCACCTTACGATTAAGCGCGTAAGCAATGGCTTCGATGAACTGTACGTCAAATCCTGCTGATACTGGCATAGTTACACCTCACTCGATTCATCAGCAAAACCATGCACATCAGCGACCTGAATAGCCGTATTAACCAACTGTGTAAACTCAATATCAGCCAACCCTTCACCGCATAGATTAAATAGCGACTCACGTAAGCTGTCAGCGTCCGTAGCGTTACTTATAGCTGATAAGACCGTATCAGTATCAAACGGCTGTACGCTCGCATTTAGCGCATCATCTGCCACCTGCTCAAGCTCTTGCTGTTCGTCAGTAAATTCACTATCGCCGTCAGCAGCCTTAAATGGCAGCCATGTTTTGCTAGCCATTGACGCATAACGATTAGCTTGTGCTGACGTTGGTAACTTAATAGCGCCTTTACCATCGCCATAATCCATGTGAGCAATGTGCTGCTCGTTATAGCCATGCTCATCAACAAAGTATGACTTGGTAAAGCGAACGCCCATGTCATGTGCTTTCTTGTCAGCATCCAACTGCTCTTGATTGATGAATTTTTTAGCCACCCAGCTGAAATCAGGAGCCTCAAAACCATTGGCAGTACAGATCACATCTATGAAGCGTTGAACGGCTTTAAGTGCATGCTTACGATCGCTGCTAAAGATAATCTCTTGCTGCTCTTGGTGTACAACACCCTGACCGTAAGTACCGCCTTTATCCGTACCACTGGTAAGCGTCTGACCAAGCAAGTAAGTCGCAATACTCTGCTTAACCACTGAGTCATAGCCAATAAATGCCTCACCATTGCTACCACCGGTTACCGCTGTCACATCCTCATCAATGCCGATAGTGACGACACCCGAGTTGTGCGCTGCTAGTAGTGCATTGGCAAGGTCCTGCGCGTCGGCATCACTGGCTGCGTCAGTCTTACCAATCAGTAATGGTGAACCGAAACGTTCCAAGAACTTAGACCAAAAACGCCAGCCATTGGTTTTGAAGTAATGCAGCCAGTAAACGCGGCTCAATAATGATTTGCCTTTAGGGTTAAGGTAGGTCGGCTTGTGCTGCTGATATAAGTATCGATAGTAGAAGTCAGCTTGATCACTAATCATGACCGGCTGACTACCATCGTTTGGAAACCACTGTAGCGCACCGCCTGATAACGGCTCAAACCACTGAATAGGCTTGGACATCATTGAGGTGACTGCGTTACGCCCATTGCTATCTTTACCCCAAAGCATTTCGATCACATCATAGCCATACCACTTGCTAAGCATCGAGCCTTGCAATATCGTTCCAAGATGCAGGTCTAATTGCTCATAGATAAAATCAGCAACAGCTCGCTCGCTTGGCGTAATCGTATAGGTCGCACTACCTAATTCTTCTTCACGTCTATCAACCGCTTGGTCAATGTCTGGGTCGGTAAGTAATGTCTTTAGCGCATGACGACTGATACCAGCTCTTTTAAGTATCTCGTCAGTATCAGTGCGAATTAGGTGGCGATAAAAAGTTTTGCCGCGTAGGTCGGTTGCTTGCTCTTGGCTTAGCGCCTTACCTGCTGTGACACGGTAACGCGGCTTTTCAGTTGTATCATTCATCTATACGTCCGTTTGCCAGCAGTGGCTCTGTGTCGTTTATTGGATTTCTTCTCAACCATGTTGTCAGCAAACACCATCATCACCGCATCAAATCGGTTGGGTGAAGGCGTGCCTTTTGGTTTTTTGTTGATTAGTATTTTTCCTGCATTGTTCTTTGAGTAAGTTGGCTGCGAAAGCTCAGTTGTCAAAGTGGATAATTCCTCAAGCGTACTATCAATGCTGATGATATCGCTTGGATCGAAATCCATGCCTTCGGCAACAGCTCTGTGCGTCAACAAGAAGCGTTTGCGTAATGCCCATCCTGCTTGAGCCTTGAAGTTATCAAAAGCGTCGCTGTTCTTTTTGCCAATAATATCTTCACGGTCTGGCTTGTAGATACCAGCTGAACCACGGAAAGGGTGAGCATTAACATCAGGCAGTCCTAATCGCTGCTCATTCACTACCCTGGCATCACCTTTGACACCTGCACCCAGACCATCGGCATCATACAAAAAATATTCTGACTGACTATCAGCGGTTGCCTCGACTGCTTTTTTAGACGTGGCAAATATATCTGAACCTTTACCACTCCATGTATCCAAGTGATTAAGCAATACACCATGACGGCCGGCAATAGAGTTTTTATCAATACCTTCATCTGCCACATCAAGCGCCATTACTTTACTACCGCTAATATCAATGCCTAGCTTTCTATGAGCATCAATAGCAGACTGCACCCATGCTGATGGTATTAACACACCCTCAACCGATGCTGCGTAATCAATATCAATCTCTTGAGCTACTGTGACCGCATCAAGCTCGTCTAGCTGCTTGTTGTACCACACGTCATCTTTGCGTGGATCATCACGCCAATGGAAAGTAAAGACACGAATACGTCCGCCATGACGACGCTGTGCAAACGAATTGCTCATACCGTTAGGCGTAGATATATCATTACGACTGTTGGTGGTAGCTGATAGTGAGGCATCAACCAAGTGTGGTCGCTCCAAGAAAGCAGCCTCATCAACAAAATACAATGACGCCCTATCGCCACGACCAATGCCGTCACCTGCCTCACCAGTAATCACGCTACCAGTTTCAGGCAATATAATGCGCTTAAATGGGCTATGCTTTTCTCTAATCCAACCGCCACGAAACTCAGGGGGCAGACCACTTAAAAACATACGGCCTTTTTCAAACAAAGCCTTAGGGCTGCCAATAAGGTCAACGTATTCTTCTTTACGACTACCAACACCGACTGACAAGCCGTGATTATGTAAGCCTAGCGAGCATGACAAACCCATCATGAGCCATGACATACCCATATCGCGTGTTTTCTCCGTAATAGACGGTTTTTGCAACCTCCAACCGTCCATCAGCCAATGAATCCACTCCTCTTGCTTTGGGAATAACAAAAACGGTATATATGACGGCAAGCCGCGCTCAATGTTACGTGGATCGTAAGTCACACCCCAATCGATAATAAATTGAGCTGGATTGTCTTTGTAGAACGCTTTTAGGGCAGCTAATGAGTCAGGATTTTGTCTAATGCGCTGTAGTCGCTCAATACGCCATTCAAATACTTGAGCGTAATCAGGGTTTTTAAAATCAAATGCAAAAGGGATAGGCATTATTTACCACCCATAATATCCTGATAGGCTTGGCTTGCTGCTTGAGCGTCACCGTTGAAGTTGTTGACAGTGGTATTACCCATACTTTTATCACTCGATGTGTTATCGACTTTCTGCTTATTGGTGAACACCTCGCCTACGTCCTTAGCTGCCTGCTCGAGTAAGCTTGCTGCCAATGGCCTGTTCTTTGATTTCTCAGCATCACGCGCCATACGGTCAAGCATGTTCAATCGATAAGCTTTGTTAGCAATTGGTATAGCCTGAATATCGTTGTTAAAGTCATCACGGAATTGCTTGAATAGGTCTTTCCAATTTTTTGATAAGTTAATGCCGGCTGCTAAATTTGGGTCATAACATGAAACCTGTTGTCGCTTAACTTCTATGCTAAATTCTTGTTTGACGGCCTCTGCTACTTCAGAGGGGGTCATATAGGTAGCAAGCCCTTGTACAATAAAGGCCTTAACCTTATTGTTAAGGGTCGCCATAAATGCTCTCTCGTATCGCTGGGTAAAGGTAATTAGTATTTTATTTGCGGATCACAATCTTGCAACTCCGCCATTCGTCTAACCGCCTCATCGCCGCCATATCGTCTAACCACACCAAAGAACTCTTCAACGTCATGAGTAATTAGCTCAAGCTGAGGTCTACCGTCAGCCTTAAATGATGGGTCGCCAAACATATCCGGCTTATGCCTCATGTGATAAATCTCATGCTCAACCAATGCGGCAAACTCAGCGTCTGTACAATCGCGGCAGTAGTTAGCATCAAGCGTGACAAGATACTCAGGCACATCACCCAACGTATCTTCAAACCACATTTCCTGACGTGTCTTTTTCCAACCACCAGCCATCATCATCACTTTTTCGCACTGGCCTAATATCTGCTTACCGGCTTTCACGTACTCGCCTTGGGCCCACATAAATGCTATTTCGCTTACTGAGTATTCCATTAGGTGCCGATGGTCTTCGTTAAACCACTCATGATCAGGATTAAGTATGGTTGCGTGTAGCCACTCATGTATCTCAGGTGCTGCCATTAATGGCCGTAAATCACTGGTTGGTGGCATTGGTCTTTTCAACATACTCACCTCCAATCAGCGTGCATAAAAAAAGCTCACCGAAGTGAGCCAAGCGGTGTTATCAAATCGCATCCTCATCACATGCAAATAATATGGTGATTGATAACTCATCGTATGTCGCAGTCGTCATCTGCTAGCGGTTGTCTCTATGGCATGTGCTACCAGTGGCTAAATCTGGCAGGTATTACGCGGTTGCTTGAGTTTAGGCGCATGTCAAAGCCTTTGCTTATCTACATACAAACCTCTAAAATTGGCGACAGTGCGTCTCACTGCCAGTCTTAAAAAATACCTCGTCCAATCAAGGGAGGCAAAAGGGTTAATAAAATATGGTGTGCCTAGCAGGATTTGAACCTGCGACCAAAGCATTATGAGTTCTCTGCTCTTACGTCTGAGCTATAGGCACTTATTTACTGCAAAACTCAATCTTATCCACAAAGTCCTGTGCACCTTCCACACCTCTATTGGCTCGACTCTTCAAAAATTTATACCAATAATCCTTAGCGCACAACTCCTTCACCTCATGATAATAATCATAAGCCTGTTGGTTGGTTAGTTCGCACATAGCATCCCTGCCAAATCGTAGACATAAAAAAGCCCCATCGGTTAGATGAGGCGTATTAAATAGGGTAGCTGCTTACGTACTAATCGACAGCTTATATGAATATTAGCACCTAGTTTTAAAACATTCAAGCGTTATCGTTCATCAACTCGCAACTAACAAATCCAATGGCGTGATTAAGCAATGGGTTCACATGATAATTAGTTGCCTTCTTACTTCCGCATGGGTATTCAAATTGTGACCAGTAATCATCAGCTATCTGCTTAACCGACCAGTTATAGATAAAATGATAGGTGATAATATTGTGTAAGTGGACAGAATGACGCATGAGCTTGTTCATCGCTCTATCAACGGCAAGTGCATCATCATCACTAATAAACTTCACCACGCGACGTTTAGACGGCTTTACGCTATTCTTGCATAGCTTAGGGGCTGACTTAATCAACATGAGCGACGGACTTTTACAGCCTAGCTCGTTATTGTCATCGCTTACCCATGCGCCGTAGGCAAAAAGTAAATCTGTTATTGATAATTCGCTCATTTGGTCTGCTCCTCAGCCAGTGCTTTTAACCTATCTATCATCGCCCGATAGCGCTCCCTCTCAGCCGCTTTCTGCTCATCTGTCAATGGCGGTTTTTGCAGTTGCGATTCAGGCTGACGATACACAAAGCAAGGTCTGCATAACTGCTTATCAGGATGGTGTAGCGCGATATGTTGCACCTCAAAGTCACTCAACGTCTTATTGCAATATTTACAGTAGTTATCCATCACTCAATCCCTCGCCCATTTAAGATCATCTGGTATTTTTAACATCACGTCTTTTGCGTAGCAGTAACGCTCAATCTTGTCTAAATACTCTTTCATTTGTGCTGTACTAGCTTTCGTTGTGCTTGTTTGCCTAATAACATTTGCAGCGATTGATTTATACATACCTTCGTCAATAGCCTTGATTAGCTTTACCGCGTCGCATCCCTCTGCATACTTCGCGTCCTCTTTGTAAAAAATCATGGCTAGAAACTTGTACTTAAAAAAGTGATGGGTGTATTCCTCTGTCCACCCCCAATGCTCTGACCACTGACTAACCCACAACCAGTAAATCCTATTCTGCGCTAGTGAGCGTTTGCGCTTGGCTGGCTGTATAACCACCTCAAGCACCTCGTCGCTGTCCTGATGCGCTAGAAACACCGCCTTGATGCAGTTATCACGCACCTCGTCACTCACCAATCTAAAATATAGGGGTTTCGCCTTTTGCTTGGTCATTCAGAACCCCGTTAATGAAAGCTAATTTTTTATTGAACCAATCAAACTGCTGTTGTCTTGTCTGCTGATTTAAGTTCTGATCCAAATTGGCATGGCATGATCTGCATAACGGAATGGTGTATTCGTCGCAAGCCTTAATCCCTTTGCCTTTGCCGTGGATTCCAAAGTTGCTGTGCGCCGCTTCGGATCTCGGACTAGCACCACACTGGCAGCAAGGTAGCGACCTGATAGCATCAAGCCGCTTAGAATCGCGTTTACTCACTTTCTAGCCTTGCGATCTCAGCCTCAATAACCCGTTTAGCCTCAGCCCAAAAATCCTCTGCGATATACAGCATGGCTTGCTTAATATTGCCCTCACGATGTACCGCTATTTTCTCAATCAAGCGCATAGGTTTTATCAGTACCACTTCTTCGTTCTCCCACGCCCAATCTGCATACTTAACCGCTTTCTTTAAGTCCTCGATATCGTCATGCTTTTTGCCACAGCGATATAAATATTTAAAACATGAGCCACCGCAAAATTGCATGTGCCGTGTCACTTCAATATATTCAATGCCTGAATCGTCTTTGTAATGCGGCGGCTCGTTTACCATGTCTACACCATCGTCTTTGCGTCCTTGCTCAGTAAAATTCTCACCGTCAAGCAAGCATAAACAATCCCTTACTGGTTTATTACACCCTGAACAAACCCAATCCTTTTCGCAATCCCATAAACTACTCATCGCCCTGCTCCTTTTCGTATTCGTCCACAGCATAAGAGAGTAAATCGACGGACTCACTCATAATTTCGCAATAGAAAATTTCGCCACTAGCATTTTCGTCTTGGTCGTATTCTAATAGTGAGTCTCTAACATCTTTTGCTGCATCAATAAGCGGTTGCAATCTAGCGCGTTCGGCTTGTACACCTTGCTCAAAACCTAAGTTTCGTGTCGCTTCCATTGCGACCATTTGTAATTTTAGTAAATCACTCATAACCTGCCCTCTATTATTCGATTCAAGCCACGCTATCCATTTAAGCCATACCTGCATCAAAAATGTATTAATACAGCGTGTACCTGTGTTTTTATTGCAATGGTTGTGGATTTTCAGCTATCCTTGCCACAAAGTCGTGAGTAATGCGGAATACATTGCGTTCTGTGAAATATTCCTTATCATCATTTCGATATTTCCAACCTATCTCCGTAGGCTTGACAGATGAAACTTTAACCTGCTTTAAATCGCCATGCCTTGACCAAACATCGTTTGTATTAATCACGGCCATATACTCAAGTAGTTAAGTATCTCGTCCATCGTTTCTTGATAACCTTCCGTCACCACGGCTCGATAACCCTCATCACGTAGCATCTGCAATCGTTCGACTTGCTCATCAGATACTTTGCCGTCGTCAGGCTTCTTAATCTCAATCCTAAGCCCATGAAAGCCACCCCTAGCTATGTCGATGACCAAATCGGGGTAGCCCTTCTTCACGCCGTTGTGCTTAAGCGCCGCGCCTACTCTCTTACTACGCTTACCGCCATTTGCTACGTGTACGATGTAATCGGCTAACTCTCTGCCTTTGTACGGTATTTTCTTGGCTTCTCGGATAACCTTGTTTTGTATTTGCGCCTCTGATAGTTCGGTCATAAGCCCGCTCCTACTGAATTGCGAATATTAGCTATCAGCTCTTGCGCTTTGGTTAAATCAGTACGCACCGACCTATGCGATAAAACTATTGCGCTGTCAGGCAGTAAATTCATGGTATCTACGCACCACTTGTCGATAATGTACGCATCTACTGGGTTGGTTAAAGCGCCGATTTTGTGCTCGTAATTTGACAAACGAGCTGGAGTAAATTCCATCACCTTACTCATGTCCATTAGCGTCATGTCGTTATTGATACGGATTTTTTTAAGCTCGACACCCAAAGCGCAATCAATTCTAAAATTGCCGCAATCACTCATTTCGCCAACCATCCATTTTGGTTTTTCACTAATATCGCTCATACCCTACCCCTTGATAATCTGATTAAACGTCGTTCTGCTCATGGTTTCTTTTGAGCCGTCGCTATACGTGATGACAACGGTATCGCTCTTAATCCACTCCGTACCTTGCACCGTCTTTTTGTTGTAGATGTTTTTCATGCTTGCTCTCCTGCCAAATACTGCTTCACAGCCTGCATTTTTAGAGCGCTTATCAAACCAAAGCTTTCGCCTTCATCAAATGATCGAACCTTTACGTGCTCATTATTTACAGTCACAACACCCGACAATCCTCTTTTGTTGTAACTCATGGTGTTCATGTGAGCATCGATCTGCTTAAACATGATGAAATATTCATAAATCGGTTTTTTACTTTCAAAACCCAGAAGACTAACAATCTCGTTTACGCTTAGTTCGTCAGTCGCAATATCAGCAAAGACTTTTTTCTTTTTGTTTGTGCCGTCAGTTATAGATATCTCTGTATATTTACTCATGCGCTCATTCTCCGTAATTCTGCTAATTGCTCTGTAATGCGCTTATCTGTTTCGCTACCTACTTGCACTGGTGTGTGGCTGTATTGCACTTGATGGCTGACTGGAACGCTAAAATCAGCACCCTGGCTGTGTTCTTCGCATACTTTCGGATAATGCTTTTGCCATGACTTGTAGCTAATCGATTCGGGCTGTGTCTTGAGTTCCCACGTACCAACTCGTTTTGCTGTCTCTAGCGTTACTTCGTACTTGTACTGCCCTTGTGCTGCTGCTAGGTACTCAGCTCGCATATCAGGATATTCACTTGCTGTCTCTGTGCGTCCTAGTGCTAGAAAGTCGGCTGGTGCTGTTGGTGGCCACTCAAGTGACATTGACTTTCTTTGTGCTACTGCAAGCTCTTTACCTGTGATTCTCAAATCGGTTAATGCAATTGCCCAAACTTCCACTGTGTCTAGCATCCAGTCCTCGTCTTTCATCTTTGATCTAAACAAGCGTTTCCATGTCGTAAACGTTAGCTCTATCGCATCCTGTAGTTGTTGTGTTGGCTGCTTGGTCGCGTTGTCTGCGTTGTTCTGCGAGCTTAGCTGCGTAGATGTCGGCTTGTGAGCGTTTTGGCTGATTGCTGTTGTTAGCTGATTGATTGACCGCATTGTTATTCCCCTGATAATTTGTTTGCTGTGGCTGTGCGTTTAAATACCAATCAGCGTTAAAACCTTTCCAGTCTTTAGCTATCCAAAAAGCAATTATTTGGTCTAAGCTGTGACCAGTTGCTTGATGTGTTTTCTCTAAAGCGTTGAATATCGTTGTCCAAGCTGTTTTGGTGTTGGAGGTTTTTTTATCTTTTCTAAGAATTAATAAGTCATTCCAAATCTGATCAGATACCGATTCAGGTTTTTCAGGTGAGTAAGAATTAGCCACTGCTTTTTTTGGTTTACTTTTTTCTATATTTTTCTTTAAAGGTTTTTCTTTCTTTTCTTTATTACCTCCCATATTCTGACCTAGTTGATGGTCATATCTTGGGAATCTAATGGTCATATCTTGGGAAGCTAAATTTTGGGAAGCTAAATCTTGACCTAGCTTTTTAGCGTCAAAGTCAGCAATATTTTCATAGTTCAAACTGTAAATAGTCGTCGTTCTTTGCTGTCTTTTTTGGTCTAAAAAACCAAATTCGATTAACTCCTTTACGGCTTTTGAAACTGTGTTTTTGCTCATATTGCAGTTGGATTGTAAAAAGGTATTAGATAACCCTTTGTTGTCATTCCCATAGCCATCAATCATTCTTACCATTCGCATTAACACGCTAAACGCGATAGGCGATAAGAACGGCTGTGCGTCAAATATCTTGTTGTCCACTCGCGTGTAACCTGTCTCTTTCATGGTTTGCCTCTTAATTGCTTGCATTGCACACCTCCAACCACTCTTCCATTGTCTTAGTGCCTTTCTTGCTATTGCATGGACGACAGAGGGTTTGTAGGTTTTCGATGTTCTTACAGCCACCTCTAGCAACTGGTAAGATGTGATCTACACATAGGTCGTGCCAATCATTACAGCCTTTACAGCGGTAAGCATCACGCTCAAAAACTTCTTTGCGTAATTCCCACGTTATTTCTTTGCGCTTATACCCGTGACTTTTCGGCGGTGGCTTGATATACACCTTTGATATAATTAGCTCCATGTCTTCATGGACTGAGATAAACTCCTCGTACTCACGATGGTTCTGCTCACTCACCCACATTCTAGATACGGTATTGACTAGCAAGTCTTGCGAGATCAGCTCTCTAACAATTTTTAGTATGTAGCTATGCTCTCTGCCTTGGTGCTTGGCTATAGCCCTACTGGTGTAAAATGATTTTTCTTGATTTGTATCACTCATGGATATATACTCCGATTGTGTTTAAGTTTTCGAGACGCCTATCAGTTCACGCTGATAAGGCGTTTTTTATTGCCTAAATTAAGCCTTTAATTTCTACACTTCTTATTTCGTACATTGATTCCTTGAATTGCTGCTTGACGTGCTTGTCAACACTCTTATTTACTCGCTTTCTCCACGACGCCAATACCTTTCCGTCTTTTTTAACGTCAGGTCTTTTTAGGACTCTGAATTTAAAAGGCGACTTAAAAAAAGGTTTTCCATTGCATTCGCAATTTATCGACATATCCTCAACGTTCACCAAGACATCAATTTTTGCTCTTGATGCAACACCATCTTCTTTAATTAAATCTTGCATGACCTACTCCTTTTCTCGACCATTTGGCTGTCTGTGCCATCACGATCTGCTTAGTCTTTTTGCTGTAGTGATTTGATTTGCAGTAAAGACCTGTGTTGTCCGCTGCTGTGAGTTTTCTAACTCCGTGGCGCTTAATGTGCTGCTCTACGTCTGATTGGCTGACTGACATAACGACCTCATGCAAAATGGATTAGTGTGTAAATAACAATCGCTATTGCGATCACTGTCAGCACGTTCATAACTCGGTGCCAAAATTCGCTATTCTTACGCTGTTTCTCAAGCTGCTTATTTAGCTCTGAGCGATGATTGCGCTCACGTAAAGCGTCTTGTGCTGCGTACTCCTTATCTTGCTCTAGCGATAAACTGGCTTGATGCTCGCTCCAATACTCGCAAGCAAATAGATTTTCATCGGTTGATTTCATTGGATTGCTCCATAATTTTGTTGAATTGCTTAAGAGCTGCGATTGTTTCGGGTGTTGGATTTTTGCCATCCCATCCTTCGCGCTGCTTCTGCATCATCTGAAAGTGTTGAATCTCACGCTCCCAGTCTCTTATTTCTTGTTCAGTCATTGTCTTAACCCCAGTGTTAGTTGCGCTTGGCTAATAAGGTTTTGAAAAATATTACTGTTTGCTTTCTTAGTTTTCTTGCGCTCCGCCAGACCTTTGCCATGAATTGAGCCGATAGCTTTATCAAAGTTTTCTTTGGCGCAGATTTTGTTGATTTCGTCTTGCAGTGATACGGTTTGGTTTTCTAATTGCTTCCATCTTTTGATGACTGCGTTTCTTAGCTTGATGCTGTAACCAGTAACCAAAGTAAGAGTTAGTTCTTCATCTAAGACATACTCGATGCGTTGGCGATTTCCACTGTCTAAATAGATAACCCCAAAAGTGGGGGCATCTAATCCAAGCTCTTTAAGCATGACATCGGTATCACGCTTTACGTGGTCATGGCGCTTGCCTGTAACCGCTGCTATCTCGCGTGTGGTCATCTTTAAATCGCTGCCTAATAAGTCACTTAGTACCAATTCCATGACTAACCCTCCTCTGTTGTTTTGTTTAATAACTCAATCATTTTTTCGCCTACGCTGTGCCCAGGCTCTTTGGTTGTTCCAAGTTTGATTTGATTGATTGCTGCTTGAGATACGCCACACTCTTTGCCGATGGCAGTTTGTGTCCAACCTGCCTTTTTAAGCTCAGCAATGATTTTCTGCCATTTTGTTTGCATCGTTGTTTCCTCCTGTTAGCTCATTATATAAGAATACTTGTAAAAAACAAGCTGTTTATAACTTTACTTGTTGACATAAAAACAGTTTACTTGTATTTTGTTTGTTATATTAACGACAGGACTTATAACTTATGGGCATTTTTATGAAAACTTTAGGCGAGCGCATCAAAGAAGAGCGCAAAAAGCGCCGCTGGTCGCAAGCGGACTTAGGCGTCAAGGTGGGCGTGTCTCAAGCTGCTATATCTGAGATTGAGCGCGATGTACCTAAATCTAGTGGATTGGTAATACCTATAGCAAAAGCTTTTAAAGTTGATGTTAGCTATCTAACTGACGGCAAAGAAAACATATCAAGACAAGTAGCTGATAATAGCGACATCGTGATTATTGGCGGTCAAAACGGAGAAGTTGCTGATCCAAAAGAATACGTCATGATTCCTCGCTATGATGTGCGCGGTTCATGCGGTGAAGGTATTGATGTTAACGAAGTCACTATAGTTGATGGTATGCCTATGCCAGTAGCTTGGCTAAGAGCGCAGAACCTACCAGAGGCTCATTTGCTAGCGGTAATAGAGGCAAGCGGTGACAGTATGCAGCCAACCATTGAAGATGGTCAGACATTGATTGTGAACACTGTGGACATTGAACCAAAGAGCACCAAGATTTATTTAATTTGTATCGATGGAAAGCTGTTTATTAAACGCCTGATATATACACCTACTGGCTGGATAATGCGCTCGGACAACCAGAATAGAAGCAACTACCCTGATTTTGTAATCGGCTCAGAAAGCCTTGATAACATCGATATTCAAGGTCGCGTAGTCTGGAAGTCGGGCATGTTGTAAACCAAACCCCTCCTCTTAGTACGAAAACTAACCACTCTTATCGAGTGGTTTTTTTTGTGCTTGCCTATAAATCACCTATAAAAAATACAAGTTTACACATATTTACAATTACTTTGCTTGTATTTATAAGTATTCTTTTGACTTCTTTTAAAAGTTTACTTATAATTAATCCATCGCAACGAACAACGCAGACGATGCAAGCGACCTGATTATTTAACGCAACTTAGACAACAAGAAGTTAATTAACTAACGGTCAATGACCACAACTGAGGATAGAGATATGAGTGATGTTCATAAATTGAATTGGTCGGATGTAGCAGGACACCCCGTAGTTGTATGTCCTGAGTGCAATGGCAAGAGTGAGGCAGGTAGCGAGAATTTTAGCTCTCTAGAATCACGTGGAATCTGCGCAAATTGCTACGAAAAACGAAGTGCCGTTATCAGCAGTCAGTTTAGCGGTTAAACAACCAAATGAGCCGAGGTTCAGAACGAGGATAGAGATATGGCTTTACAGAGAGTAACTATTTCAATGAGTGGCAAAGATGCGGTGCTTATAGCAGCGCTCATAAAGACAGGACTGAATGCAGCAAGTCGCACTCCTGAAGCAAAAGTAGATAAGGCAAATAAGATTGCTGAAGAAATGTTCAACCAAGCTAACGGCAGATAGCAAATAGCTATTAAGTCATAGCCGTTTTAATCGACGGCTATTGCGTACTAACTAGGAGATAAGGGTATGGCAACTGGCATATATGAGGTTGACGATAACGTTGTTTCGCACTTTGCTTTAAGGGAGTTAACCAAAAATGAAGTTGAAGCTAGAGATAAAGAAAAAAAAGAAAATAAGGTTATAGCTAAAACTATATGCGCTGTAAACAGCCATTACAACTTAAACGATGCTTTTGATAACAACGTTGTTGTAGATGATTTTTTTAATTGTGATTTTTGCGGCAAGACAAATACTAAAACTATCGAAATGATAGAGGGCTTGCAGTTCCTTGTTAAAGATGGCTTGCATGCAGTGATAGATGTTAACTGCGCTAACTGCAAAACAGAATTAACAATTTCAACTTAAATAACACACAGCAAAAAGCCCTCGCCGAGTGGAATCAATGAGGGCTTTGCTTAAATAAGCGAGGTAAGTATGACACACCAAATTAGATTAGACAACGACGCTGACCACGAGTTAAGCGAATCAGGCACAGATGGCACGGTTTATATCGCAATGAGCGACGACGTATCAGTTGAGATTTACTTTGAGACTGACGCTAGACAGAAAATCAACCTGCTAAGCGTAGGCGATTGCTACCAAGAGATAAACGGTATCAGTGAAGACTACGATTACACGCTGCAATTCGAGCATGAGCCGATGATTAAGGCGGTTATCAACCAGTTTCTATACGACCACCCTATCGAGACTGATGAATACGAGCCTGACTATCACGATCAGCGCACATACGGCTTTACTAACTCAGACTGGCTATCAGCATAAGGAGCATGTCCATGTTAAAGCAAATAGTAGATATGGGGATTATCTCCGCAATCTTTTATTACTCAGTGGACGGTGATACAGCCGTTATCCATAGATTATGGATTGGTGGTGCTGAGGCTGTTAGATATCCGTTAACTGATTGGTGGGATATACAAAACTTTAGCAAGTTACTGAGTGATGCGATTGGTCTTGATGTGACGGTACATACAGCGGAGGTGGTGTGATGAAAAAGCTAACGCAAGAAGTATTTAAAAATGCAACGCCTGACGTAAAGAGTGCATGTGTTTGCAAAGATGGTTTTGGCGAACTTTGGAGTGTACCTGCTAAAAACCTACACCCTAGTGGCGGTGAATTCTTATCAAGCGGTGCGCCTATCACCTACTCATATCCGTTAGGTCACGGTTTTGATGCTACTGACTGGCAGAACAGCGCAATAGACAGGGAGGTCACAGCATGAAATGGCTAATCTTTATCACGTTTGGCGCTCTTATGGGCGCAATCACGGCAACGGCTGCACTTGCTGAAACGGTCATCGTTGACGACAAAGCCTACACGCTAGTCGAGATTGACGGCGAGCTACTTGTGAGCAATGAGTGGCAACCAACGACTGAGCAAGGCTACACGGACGAATATTTGCAGTCTGAGCAGTATCAAACGGCTAAACATGCCAACCAATTTATCGCAACAGCATACGGGAGAAAGTAATCATGGGAACCGCAATCAAGTTTGAAAAGTATCAAGACGCCAATGCTATCAAGACCAGCACTCTATGCCGCCAGGATTGGCTTGCAATACGTCAGTCTGGCATTGGTGGCAGTGACATAGCAGCCATCATCGGTGTATCGCCCTACGCTACTGCTTATGATATTTATCAGTCTAAGACGCAGCCTTTATCTGACGAAGACATGAACGAGTTTGCATACTGGGGCACCGTACTTGAGGACACGGTAGCGCGCGAATTTTCTAAGCGTAGTGGTCTGAAGATTCAGAACGTTAACTTCCTCATGCGTCACCCTGAGCATCGTTGGGCAATCGCTAATATTGACCGCGCCATTATCAATCCAGCTATCAAAGGCAACGTGCGATTTAAAGATGGCAAGCTGACGACTGATCAGATTGTCGAGATTAAAACCGCATCTGAACATGTCGGTAAAAATTGGGGCAACGAGGAAAGCGACGAAGTGCCTGATCAGTATCAATGTCAAGCTCAGTGGTACATGGGTGTAACTGATACTCAAGTTTGCCACATGGCTGTACTGATTGGTGGCAACAAATACCGTCAGTACAAGATTGAGCGTCATCAAGACTTCATTGATTACCTATTTGAAGCAGCCGAAAGCTTCNCACATGGCTGTACTGATTGGTGGCAACAAATACCGTCAGTACAAGATTGAGCGTCATCAAGACTTCATTGATTACCTATTTGAAGCAGCCGAAAGCTTCTGGGTTAATAACGTATTAGCAGGTGTTGAGCCTGATGCTACGACTTTGCAGAACGCTAAGGATAAGTACCCACGCCACAATCCTGATACGACGCTTGATGTCGAGCCTGATAGTGAAGCTGCCAAAGTTTTTGAGCATTACGAGTCATTAAAGGCGCAAGAAAAAGAAGTAAAAGCCGCGCTTGAGCTCGCCCAGACCGACTTGATTTGTCAGATTCAGAATAACGAAGCATTGGCAATCGATGGTGAAGTGGTCGCTACTTACAAAGCACAGACTGCCAATAAGTTTGATAGCAAAGCGTTTAAGAAAGATATGCCTGAGCTTGCTGAGAAATATATCAAGCAAAGCGAAAGCCGTGTTATGAGGGTTAAGTGATGAGTATTAATACAACAAAAATCAATGAAAGCGCCGCGATCAAACTTTCTGACTTGATCAAAGATAAACAAGACTTAATCGAAGCAAGAAAAGGCGCAATGAAAATGCTGACCGACGTTCCAAACCCTTCTTTGTTTTTGTCCGTCCGTCATGAAGAGCGTAATAAAAGTCTAATATTTGATGGCAATAATTATCTCAAACGCGCGCTTGCTGAAGAGTCGGGATGGATTGTTGACCGCGTGTACGATAACGCCATTCAAAATATTGAAAACGAAATAGCAGTGCAATAATTATCTCAAACGCGCGCTTGCTGAAGAGTCGGGATGGATTGTTGACCGCGTGTACGATAACGCCATTCAAAATATTGAAAACGAAATAGCAGCGCTGGCAGACAAGGTGATGCAAAACCTTGTAGAAGCTAATAGCCGAACCATAACTTTTTAAATAAGGAATAACCATCATGGACACTCAAGAAATCGCAGTAATGGAAGATCAGCAATACTCACCGCAGCAAATCACGCTTGATGATGATTTGTTCAATAAGTGTGACCGCTTAGCTGCAGTCATGGCATCAAGCAAATGCACTATCCCAAAGCATTTGCAAGGTAGTAGAGGCGATTGCTTCGCTGTTATCGGTCAATCATTGCGCTGGGGTATGGACCCGTTCGCAGTAGCTCAAAAGACGCACTTTGTTAACGGCTCTTTAGGTTATGAAGCTCAGTTAGTAATAGCAGTAATCAATAACCGCGCCCCTATTACGGATCGTGTCAACTTTGAATATTTTGGCGATTGGTCAAAGGTTAAGAGCAAAGACGATAAATCTGATGACGTTGGCGTGATATGCCGTGTGACTGTTAAAGGTGATGATCATCCAACAGAACTTAGCTTGACTATGGCGCAAGTTGGCACCGTTCGTAACTCGCCACTTTGGGCTGCTGACCCGCGCCAACAACTTGCTTATTTAGCCGCTAAGAAACTGGCTAGATTGCACTTTCCTGACGTTATTTTGGGTGTTTATACACCTGATGAACTGGCTGACCGTGGTAATAACGAATTGCCTCGCAATGTCACACCAAGTGCTAAAAATGCCGGTGCATCCGCCCTACTTAATCGCGTCAAAAAGCAGCCAACCGCTGAAGCACCAGTGATTGAGTATTACGACACAAGCGAACTACTAAGCACGATTGAGCAAATCACCAATGTTAAGCAGATTAAACCAATCGGAGAAGAGATTGCGGCGATGGTTAACAATGCAGCTATCAATATCAAAGATGAAGATGTTAATGAGCTACGCCAAGCACTTGCTGATCAAAAGCAATCCATCGTTTTAGCTGATGAATACAACAACATCATGAAGCATGTGAAAGCCTGCAAATCTTCTGTATCAAGATGCTAAACGATACGCTGGATGTTGTCGCTGAAGAAATTGGTGCGCAAGCTTAATTAATTAAACGGTCTGGGCAAATCATCGCTCAGACCAACCATTAAGGATCAGCGTATGTTGAGACTAAATAACAGCTCAGTAGCACGAGAGTCGTCCAATGGCATTAATACAGTGCGAATGTATGCTGTATTCGATGATGTGACCAAATCAGGCGGTATCAAGTGTAAAAACGCACAGCGCTTTGCTATCGAAGACAACTTGCTGATGCTAAACGGTACAAAGCATCTCTTGGTTGAGCCAGTAGACTTAAACGCCGACCCTGAAGACTTGATTCAATACTTTGATGCTCGGTTTAGTAGCGTTCAGCCAGATATTTTTTTAGAGCCGCCATTGTCAAGAGGTGGCATCCAAGTACCAAAATCTATCAAAGAGCTGCGTTGGGAATATTTAGACATGGCGTGGCGAGCAATCGATAAGGCTGGCACCGTTGCTTACTTTGAGCGTCGTCCAATCTTAGACAAGGCTGGTTACTGGGTTTCAGCAATCGAAGGCATTGTGGCTAGATACGGTAAGTCGCTATGCATCGCTGATAACTACCAGTGCAGTGTGCAAAATATAAATGATAAAGGATAAATACTATGACAACACGCACAGAAGAAGAAATGACCGCCCTAGCCGCTGAGCTGCTAGAAGTTGATTTGGGATTGCCAAGCGTGTGTGAGACGTGCGGTAGCAATATGCAAAATTTGCATAAAGGAGAGTGATCGTGAGTACAACTGAAATATACGGATTTAAAGCCGACGGTAACGCTGAATTTATTGGCGAAACGCAAAATGCTTTTAGAGGTGCTTTCGTGGTTTGGGAGCATTTTGAAAACAAACACCTTGAACCATTACCACCAATGGCTAGTGGTAAAAGTTACTCAAGAACTGTAACTGGTGAGAGCTTAGATGATTTATGGGCGCTTCCCTACACTAACAAAATAACAAGAGCAGAAAAAATAGTGCTTTTGTCCACTTTTGATAAAAATGTTGTTCGCAGTAGTGAGATTGCTGAGCTGATCAGTGCATATCGTGATTTTGACAAAAACTTTGAGTTTAAAACTTACTGTAGCTTACCTGAGCAAGCAGAAATTCTTGAAAAGCATAAAGATGAATACGTTGCTTTTGGGTTTAATCAAACATCGGTTAATTCAGCATTTTGGACTGAGGATAGAGACACTTGCGAATGCGAGGATTGCGAGAACTGCCAAGAGGACTGCTACAACATCAACACGGAGTCAGAGCATTTCTACGTCTTTGATGAATTAGATAAGGAGAATGGCTGTGATTAAGTTATTCGTAATAATTAAAGATGGTTATTATTGGCGACCTAATAGCCAAGGCTATACAGCGAGTCGATTCCACGCAGGTTTCTACACAGAAGAAGAGGCTAAAGAAGTTTGCGACCACCCTAATTCATCTTGCAAATACAAACCTGTTTCTGATTTGTTTGAGGTGGCTGAAATAGACGAGATTGCGAGCACTCTTGAAAGGATTAAAGAGCAAATGCAATTACAGACAAATGAGGTGACAGATGACTAATTTACGACGACTACGAATCTCGCAAGTTGCTGATAAAGTCGCCTTGCCAAAATCGACTATTTACCAGAAGATTCAGGACGGTACTTTTCCAGCGCAGCATAAAGACGGATCATCCTCTTTTTGGCTTGAACATGAGCTTGATGCTTGGATAATAAAAGTGCATAATCTACAGCTTGAGTCGGTACCGGAAACGGAACGTGACGAAGCTTGATATAAGTTAATAACAGTAAAATTAACAGTAATTGACCATCAACTAAAATAATAAGTCATTACTATCAAAGGCTTAACTGTTTAGTTCGAGTCCGACCACTGGTACCAATATTAGTAACAAATCAGCCTCCTCATTAGGAGGTTTTTTTGTGCCGGTAATATTATTGCTATACTTACTTCTCTATTTCAGATTGCAGCACCGCAATTATCTTAATGGGCACGGCAAACTCCCACGGCATGCCAGCATTGCAATAAAAATGCCCGTCACGAAATGACACGATATAAGCCGTAAAATCATTACCACAATGATCCATCATTGCTTGCTCATCACTATCATCACAAACCGCACACCATACTTTTTTATCGCCGCGTGCTAGCATCGCTCTTGTTAAATCGCTCCCTTTTAGTTCATTATTCAT